ACGGACTGATCGAGTGGCTGGAGGGACACGAGTGATAACGCGAGACTACGTCGACTCGGTCAGGGAGGAGTTCTCCCACCTGCTGAGGAACGAGGTGTTCGAGGTCGACAAGAGCGGGTGCAGGGTGCTGGAGGTCAGGGCCGCCTCGTTCTGCGCGGACGAGGACAGCATCTTCGGCGAGGTCGACGCCTCCTACGTCCAGCGAGAGCTGGAGTGGTACAAGTCGCAGTCGCTCAACGTCAACGATTTCCCCGGCGGCGCGCCGACGATCTGGAAGCAGGTCGCGAACAGGCACGGCGAGATCAACTCCAACTACGGCTACAGGATCTGGTCGGCTGAGACGGGGAGCCAGTACCGGAGGGTGCTGGATGAGCTCAAAGCTAACCCCAGCAGCCGCAGGGCGGTGATGATCTACACCTGCCCTGAGATGCACCACCTCTACGACTTCGACGGGATGAGCGACTTCATCTGCACCAACGCCGCTCAGTACCTCGTCAGGTACGGCATACTGCACGCGATCGTACAGATGCGGTCGTCGGACGCGGTGTTCGGCTACAAGAACGACAGGGCCTGGCACCAGCACGTGCTGACCGAGCTCGCGGGCGAGCTCGGCGTCCAGGCCGGTAGGATAACGTGGCAGGCCGGGTCGCTGCACGTCTACGAGAGGCACTTCTACCTCGTGGACAACTACGGCAGGACCGGCGAGAGGAGCGTCAAGAGGAGCGTGTATGACGAGCGTTACCCCAGCAGCCCGTGGCGCGCCCGGCGTGAAGTGGCTCAGGCGACACATGGAGATGGCCAGGCTCGTGTCGACGTGGAGCAAGGACCCGTCGAGTAGGGTCGGCGCGGTCGCGGTCGAGGACAACGGCCGCGTCCTCGCCACCGGGTGGAACGGCTTCCCCCGCGGCGTCGAGGACACCGAGGAGAGGCTGAGCGACCGCGCGACGAAGCTGCTGTACACGGTCCACGCCGAGATGAACTGCGTCTACAACGCGGGGTACGTGGGGTCGTCGCTGCGGGGCTCGACGCTGTTCGTCTACGGCCTGCCGGTCTGCTCGGAGTGCGCGAAGGGCGTGATCCAGTCCGGCGTCAGGCTCGTGGTGATGTGTCACGACAACCTCCGCCCGGAGTGGGCGATGTCGCACGCGAGGAGCCTGGAGATGTTCGCCGAGGCCGGAGTGGAGATCATGAGGATTGATTTAAGTTGACACCGATCGACCGACGTGTCATAATAACAAGGCTATGAGAGAACTCAGGAAGCTCGTCGGCGACGTGCACGGCAAGTACGGTCGCTTCAACGCGATCATGAAGAGCAGCGCGTGCCCGATCATCCAGGTCGGAGACATGGGCGTCGGCTTCGTCACGCGCCTGCCGGACGGTCACCTCGCCTACTCGAACAACCCGTCGCACGACGCAATGGTCGCCGGCGGGCACAGGTTCATCAGGGGCAACCACGACAACCCCGAGGTCTGCGCGCGCCACGACCGTTGGATCCCCGATGGAACAGTGGAGCGGATAGGAGAGTCGACGGTGATGCTTGTCGGCGGGGCCTGGTCGATCGACCGCGCGTGGAGGACCGAGGGCATCGACTGGTGGGCCGATGAGCAGCTGAGCGACGAGCAGCTCCAGCGACTGCTGGAGCTCCACAGGGAGAAGAAGCCAGACGTGATGATCACGCACGACGCGCCGATGACAATCGCGCACGCCCTGTTCCTGCAGGGCACGCACAAGCCGATCTGTCAGACGAGGACAGGCCACTGGCTCGACATGATGCTGATCGAGCACAGGCCGCGCCTGTGGGTGTTCGGGCACTGGCACGCCAGCGCCGACGTCGTCATCAACGGCTGCCGCTTCGTGTGCTTGAACGAGCTCGAGGACAGGGACTTCGAGCTTTGAGCAGGGAGATGAACCAAACCTCCGACTCGATGCCATCGACGTGGCCCGATTACGAAGATGAAGCTTTCATCAGGGCAAAAGCAAAGATGGCGGCCAACCTGATCATGAACAACATAAAGTCCTTTGCAAACAAGCACAAGATAAAGATGCGCGAGGCCATCGAGCCCGGCGTCGCTTCTGAGATAATCGACATGTATTTTGCCGGTGAGATCTCAAAGGGCGACGTTAGAAAACTAATAGAACTGGGGATGCAGCGTTCTCTAGAAAACAGGGCCGCCCAGTGAGCAGGGTGATAGTGGTCGGTCAGAACCCAGCGTCGGACGCGATCTACACCGTCGCGCCGAAGAACACCACGCACGACACGCTCGGCAAGTGGATGACCGAGCTCGGCGTCGAACAGTGGTCCTTCGTCAACGCGTGGCAGCGACCCGGCGCCTGCGCGCTCTGCGACGTAGACGCCGCGTTCCTCAAGGAAGCGACTGCGGGCTACATGAACGTGCTGGCGCTGGGTAACCTCGCGTCGCTGGCCCTAAAGAGAGCCGGCATCCCGCACGTCAAGATGCCGCACCCGAGCCCGAGGAACAGGATGCACAACGACCCCGAGCTGATCCGGAGGGCGCTGGCGGACGTGAGGGAGCGAATGTTCAAGTGCGTGTAGCCTGCGTCATGGCGCGCGGCACCGAGGGGTGCGGCGTCACTAAGTTCGCCACCGAGCAGCTGAGGTGGCTGAGGAAACACGGACACGAGGCCAGGGTGTTCACGATGCGCGACAAGGCGTACTCGAGGGCCAAGACGCACGACACGAACGACTTCACCAAAGTGAAGTTCGCCGACGACGCGGAGTTCAACGAGATGCTCGCGTGGTGCGACGCCTGCGACGTCGTGTTCGTTAACTCGATGCCCCCCAAGGAGAACGGCCACACCTCGCCCCTCCCCGACCACGCCTACGAGAACTGGGCCAGGTTCATCAGGGAGGTCAGGGCGCCGATCGCGATCGTCCAGCACGACCACAAGATCTACTCCCTCAAGCGCAACGCGCTGATGGACGAGCTGATCGATCGCGCGGACATGGTCTTCGTGCACAGCCCGAGGAACGACTTCGCCGACTACCTCCGCGACTTCGAGGGGGAGGGCTTGAGGATGTTCTTCGACGACGAGCCCGGCGTCCCAAGGAAGAAGCTGTTCTCGTTCCAGCCGGGCTTCAGCTTCGACGACAGCCGGTGGGTCCCCGTCGGCGAGCAGGACGCCCGGCACCACAAGTGGATCGGCAGGTCGACCTCGTGGAAGGGCTACAGGCTGATGTTTGAGTTCAGCAAGCTCCTCTGCCTGGACCCGGGGGTGCTCGTGACGCTGGAGGGGCTAGAGAAGTCACCGGGCTTCCTGTCGATCAAGGGTCAGTACGACTTCCACTCCCACGTCAGCCACATCTTCGACCTGATCGAGCGGGTCGACCTCGAGCCGTACAGGGGCACGAAGCCGGCCGTGTTCTCGTCGTTCGTCAACGAGAAGCTCGTCGCCAGGATGGCGCGCGTCGGGTTTGGCTACCAGACCTCGCTGCTTGAGCCCAAGTTCATCGACCGCTCGATTGAGTACACCCACTGCGAGGTCGTGCAGGCCGGCGCGGTCCCGGTGTTCAGGCAGGAGTACGGGCAGCTGTGCCGGCACCGTGTCACGGGCGACCCTTTGACTGAGTCGAAGAACAATTTTACGATCTGGCTGGGTGCTGAAAATCATGAAGCGTGTATAAATACTGTCAGGCGCCTCACCGACGACCCGGTCGAGAGGGACGAGTGGCGCCGGGGGGCCCTGGAGTTCTACGGGGCCCACCAGGACTCAGAGCACACCTTCGCCGAGATGATGAAGCACGTTGAGGACGTCTTGAAGATGAAGAGCGCAGCTTGACCGAGCAGATTTTTGTGTTTGGGTCTAACCTGGCTGGACGCCACGGCGCGGGCTCAGCCCAGGCGGCTCTCGCCGACCACGGCGCGGTGTGGGGACAGGGCGTCGGCAGGCAGGGCCGATCCTACGCGATTCCCACGAAGGACGAGCAGTTTCGCGTCCTCAAGCCGGTCCACATAAAAGAGTTCGTGAGGGAGTTCCTCCAGTACGCCGCGGAGCGCCCGGAGCTGACGTTCAACGTCGTCGCGATAGGCTGCGGCTTCGCCGGCTACCACCCGTACGAGATAGCTCCGATGTTCGAGGGCGCGACGTCGAACGTCAACCTGCCGGAGGAGTTCAAGCCATATCTAGCTTGAAGCACGCCTCGATCATACCTCTGATCGGCGGCGAGACGATAGGCTCGATGGAGGCCTTCGGCTCCCTCCCCAGCTACATGGTGACGTACTCCCCGTTCAGGGACAACGAGTCGCACCTGACCAACTACCTCAAGCACAAGGGCTACGACGTCCCGTACGTCGTGCTCGACGAGGACACGTCGTGGAGGCCCAACTACGTCGACTCCGTGTCGTCGGTCTGCCCGTGCGCGGGCCTGTCATTCCTCTCGTCCGGCTACGGGGAGCAGAACGAGGCCAACAAGTGGATGCCGATCGCGGCTGAGTACGTGCTGGGGCAGATCAAGCCGAGGGTGTACTGGGGCGAGAACGCCCCGCACCTGGCCGGCAAGGTCGGCAAGCCGGTCGTCGAGAAGCTGATGTCGGTCGCGAGGAAGCACGGCTACGTGATGAGCCTGTACAGGACGAAGTCGCTCCTGCACGGCGTGCCGCAGGTCAGGGAGAGGGCGTTCTACTTCTTCTGGCGCGGGGACAGCGTCCCACTGCTCGGCTACTTCGACAGGCCGCACCGGCCGATCGAGGACGTGATCGCCGGCGTCAGGTCGAACTTCCAGATGGAGCCGGTCAACAAGGACACGCCCAGCAGGGACGACCCGTACTACAGGTACCTCCTGGAGGTGATCCACGGGGGAATAACGCACCGCCAGCACCACGACGTGATGGACCGCGAGCGGCCGCAGACCGGGTACCTCGACGTTAAGAGCGACATCGAGCGGAGGGGCGTCACCTACAGGGAGCTCGCCGCGTGGATGGAGAGGGAGGGCTACCACCGCGAGGTTCCGAAGTGCCTGAGGGCACACGACAAGCTGGAGCGCGGCGAGAACATCATGCGGCGCGGGACGATGGTCCCCAAGAACTATATCGGGGCGTTCGTCTCGCACTACCCGCTGATGCTGACGCACCCCTACGAGGACAGGTACGTGACCTACCGCGAGTCGATGACGATAATGGGCATGCCCGACGACTTCGAGCTGCTCAGGCCGAGGCGCTCGATCAACCACGTCTGCCAGAACGTCCCGGTGCAGACCGCCAGGGACATGGCGTCGGAGGTCAGGGAGTTCCTCCTCGGGAACCGACGTGATATGATACGAGCCGACCTGGTCCTGCAGAAAAACCACTCCCAGACGCACGAGGTCGTCAGCGGCGGCGCGACGGCCGGCAGCCTGGAGGCGCTGATATGACTAGCAGCTGGTGGATGAAGCCAGAATGGCCGGCTGAACGAACGGACGAAGGAGAGACTGTGTCTGAGAAGAAGGCAATGGACTGCAAGTGCGGGGGCCTGTGCGTGTGCGGCGGTGAGACGGCGGTCTCGGTGAGCTATAAGTACGACGAGGACAAGATACTGGAGGCGCTGAAGCGCAGGGTGGACGCCAGCTACGAGGCGCACTACGCGACCGGCGACGGAGACCTCCAGTGCTGGGACGCCTGGGTCCAGCTCGGCAGCGCCACCACGAGCGCGAGGGACGTCGCGCTGAAGTACCTCTGGCGCTACGGGCAGAAGAACGGCGCGGACGTCGAGGACCTGTTCAAGGCGATGCACTTCATCATGCTCGCGATACACGACAGCCACTACAGGAACAAGTGACGATGGAGCACAAGCTGGCGGAGACATTCGCCATCGACGAGCACTGCTACAAGAGGGACGACAACGTCGACACGGACCACGACGGCGTCAGGTGGCTCGTGGCCGCTAATCGGACCGGCGAGGTGGTCTCCTACTCGTGCCACCCCGCCATGAGGAAGAGCACCGTGAAGTTCATGCACGCGCCGGTCGCGATGGACAAGGGTCGCGTCATAAGCGCCCAGCAGGTGACGACGACGCGCTGGAGCGAGGTGGCCGAGCTCTTCAAGGACGGCGGCTACATCTACGAGCTCAGGCGCGTCGTGCCGAGGGTTGAATTCTTCTCGTGGTCGACGAACAACGTCGACCACGCGGAGAAGCTGCTCGACGCTGAGCTAATAGGAAGCGAGCAGCCGTACTGGCTGGTTCGCTACAGCCCGCCGCTGCCGAAGGTAACAAGGGAGGAAAAGCCATAGAGATCCAGATACCGATCCAGGAGCTCCAGAAGAGGAGGCTCTTCATCGCGGCCCCGATGTACGGGGGCATGTGCGCGGGCATGTTCGCGAGGTCGATGATAGACCTCGCGGCGTTCTGCACGCAGCACGGCATCCCCGCTCAGCACCACTTCCTCTTCAACGAGTCGCTGATACCGCGCGCGAGGAACTACTGCTGCGACGAGTTCATGAGGTCCGGCGCCGACCACATGATGTTCATCGACGCCGACATCGGCTTCAATCCCCAGGACGTCATCGCGATGATGTCGCTCCAGGCGCTGGACGAGAAGTACGATATCATCGGTGGGCCTTACCCCAAGAAGTGCATCAGCTGGGAGAAGATCAAGCACGCCGTCGACAAGGGCGTCGCCGACAAGGACCCCAACGTTCTCGAGAGGTTCGTCGGCGACTTCGTCTTTAACCCCAAGGGCGGGCAGCAGCAGATCCCGATCAGCGAGCCGGTCGAGGTCCTCGAGATCGGGACCGGCTTCATGATGGTCAGCAGGAAGGCGATGCAGCGCTTCCAGGACCACTTCCCGCAGTACATGTACCGGCCGGACCACGTCAGGACCGAGCACTTCGACGGGTCGCGCGAGATCATGATGTTCTTCCAGTCAGACATCGACCGACACGAGCCCGAGGGAGACTACAGGAGGCTCCTGCAGGAGGCGATGAACAGCCCCAACCCGCAGGAGCTGATCGCCGCCGGCCTTACGGCCATCGAGGCCCAGCAGGGCGTCAAGTCGAAGCGGTACCTCTCGGAGGACTACTGGTTCTGCCAGAAGGCGCAGCTCGCCGGCCTAAAGACGTGGTTCTGCCCGTGGATGAAGATGCAGCACGTCGGCACGTACATCTTCGGCGGGTCGCTGGCCGACCTGGCGTCGATCGGCGCGCCCGCGACGGCCGACACGGGAGCGCTGAGGAAGTTCAGGGGCAAGGACGAACACGGGCAGCCGCTCCTGCCGGCGCCGGCTCCCAATCAGAAACAGAAGAGGAAGAAGCGATGAGGATAGTGGTGTACGTCGACAACAACCTGCCGTCGATGGCGATCGAGGGGATCAAGGAGCAGATGGAGAAGTTCCTCGGCCCGGGGGACAGGGTGCTGTACCTGCCGTCGTCCGGCTGCACATACGTCGAGGTGCTGCCGGACGGCGCAAAGAACGAGGCCAAAGAGTGAAGATCCATCCAGACACGTTCACGATCCTCAAGCACTTCTCAAGGATCCACAAGAGCCTGACGGTCCCGGCCGGTAGGGTCCTAACGACGATCACGCCCCAGAAGACCGTCGTCGCCAGGGCCGAGACGCCGACCGACTTCCCCAGGCAGTTCTCGATCTTCGACCTCAACAGGTTCCTCTCCGTCGCCTCGCTGTTCGGCCCGGACGCCGAGTACGCGTTCGGCGACGAGGGGATCGACGTGAGCGAGGACGGGCGCTCGGCGACGTACAGGTACGCCGACGACGCCGTAATCAAGACCAAGCCGCCGCAGGGCGAGATCAAGTTCCCGTCCGTTGACGCGGAGTTCAGGATGAGCGCGACTGAATACAGGACGCTGATGAAGGCGGCCGGCGTGCTGGGCCTCGAGCAGGTCGCGGTCGTCGGCGACGGCGGGGCGACCTACCTGAGGGCGCTGGACGCCGGCAACCCACTGGCCGATCGGTTCTCGATCAGGGTCGGAGACGCCGAGCGGGACTTCGTCGCGGTGATCAAGCGCGAGAACCTCGACCTCTTCCCGTCCGACTACGTCGTCACCGTCACGAGGCGCGGCATGGCCCGTTTCGTCGGGAGCCCCGTCACGTCGTGGGTCGCGCTGGAGAGCGAGTCCAAGTTCGCCGAGGAGCCCGCGCCGGCCGGGGCCTGAGTGTCGAAAAAATAGTTGACCCCGGATCGACCCGGTGATATTATGACCAGTGTGATAATTCACCTGGAGCAACACTATGGACATCCTGGGTACACTGAGGCGCGGCCGCGAGCGGGTGGCGCGCGGCTGGGTTAGGAACGAATTCCACAACTTTGTCGGGTACTGCGCCAGGGGCGCGGTGCTGCTGGACGACGATAACCTTATGACAAACAACTCCGGCGACACCGACGCGGAGAAGGCGCTGATGGCGGGGATCATCGAGGGGATGTCGGAGAGAGTCGTCACCCTCTTCGACTCCGCCGTTAAGCTGGTGTACAAGCACAGCGAGGGCGACGACATGGAGCTGTCGCCCGGGAACCACATCGCGTACTGGAACAACAGGGTGGCTTCCTCAAGGAGCGACGTCGTCGCGGCGTTCGACCGGGCGATCGAGATCGTCGAGCGACAGCGGGCGTCGCTCGCCTCCGCGGCCCTCGCCGGGGCCCCGGCGAGCGAGGAGCAGCTTGAGCTCCTCTAACGAGCCGCTCTGGGTCGAGAAGTACAGGCCCAAGACGGTCTCGGAGACGCTCCTCACCCCCGAGCTGAGGGGCGTCTTCCAGGGGTTCGTGGACGAGGGCTTCGTCCCGAACCTCCTCCTCTCCGGCGGCCCCGGGGTCGGCAAGACCAGCGTCGCCAGGGCGCTCATGAACGAGCTCGGCTGCGATCTCCTGTTCGAGAACGCCTCCAACATCGGGATCGACGTCCTCAGGACCAGGATCGAGTCGTTCGCCTCGTCCATGTCCCTGGGCGGCGGGCGCAAATACGTCCTCTTCGACGAGGCCGACAAGATGTCCCCGCAGATGCAGGACGCGCTGCGGGGGTTCATCGAGGAGTTCAGCTCCAACTGCGGGTTCATCTTCACCTGCAACAGGAGCAACAGGATCATCGAGGCGATCCACTCGAGGTGCTTCGGCGTCGACTTCAGGGTCGCCAAGTCGCCGGAGTTCGCCGGCCAGCTCTACGACAGGGTGGTGGCGATCCTCGAGGCCGAGGGGGTGCAGCACGACCCCGACGCGCTGGTCGCGCTGATCCAGAAGTACTACCCCGACGCCAGGAGGATCATCAACACCCTGCAGGGCTACGCGAGGAGGAGCGGCGGCCGGATCGACTCCGGCGCGCTGGCGACGCTCCTCGACGCCGAGGTCAGGGAGCTGATCCAGCTGATGCGGAAGCGGGACTACACCGGCATGAGGGCGTGGGTGTCGACCAACAGCCACGTGGACCAGCACGAGCTCTACAGGAGCCTCTACGACCAGGCCAGGGAGCACTTCGCGGTCGAGAAGATCCCGCTGGTGGTGCTCGCCCTGGCCAAGTACCAGTACCAGGCGGCCTTCGCCGCCGACGCCGAGATAAACGTCATGGCGTGCCTGACCGAGATAATGGCAGAGGAGGCCCTGAAGTGATAGATAACGCGGTGTACGCGATCGGCGTCGTGGCGATCATAGTGCTGCTCGTGGCAGCGTTCTTCGGCACGTTCTATCTCTTCAGCGAGTTCTTTAAGCTGCGCAAGAGCGACGCCTCCGCGCACGAGTTGATACACAAGCACCGTGAAGACTACTGGGACCTAAAGCGCGCCTTCGACGACCACGTGCGCGAGAGCAAAGGGGCTCCGAAGTGACGGACGACCGGAGGACGATACGCGTAGCCGTACCGAGGTGGGTGTCTAGGTTCTGGTGCAGCTCGGCCCGTGAGTTCATCCAGCTGTGGCTCATCGTGGCGGCGACGATCGTCGCCGCGATGGCGCTGATTTTTTTCATCCTCTGGCTCGCGACCGTCTATCTGTTCGGTTTCTTCGTGCTGATGGGCGTTTTTATAATCACTGTGATCACCCTGGTGGTGTGGTCAGACTAGCGGTGAAGTGAAGATTGGAGCAACCAGATGCCTGCGCGACCCCCAACAGAAGACTCAACGATGCTGACGGTCCGTGTTCCTAACTTCGTCGAGTGGGCGGCAGCCTCGCCCACGGTGCCGGCCGTGTTCGTCAGGTGGTGGCTCGGCCTGTCGCTGTCTCTGATCACCTTCTTCCTGTGGCTCATCAGCGCCTGCGCGCTGTTCGACGGCGGCTGGGTGCTGCTGGGCCTGATCGACGTGTCCCTGGGCGTCGCGGTCGCGCCGGCTCTGCTGATAGCCGTTGCGAGTCGGAGCTACTAGCCGTGGCACCCTGGAGAGGCGACGAGATGCCGAATCGAGAATACCGGAGAGAGGATGACGACGGCGGGAGCACGCTGACGCTCAGGGTGCCCGGGTGGGTCGAGTGGGTGGCGACTTCCTGTGGCCCAGCTGCGTTCTTCACGAGGACTTTCCTGGCGATATTCATGATCATGACCGTGGCCGCGTGCTGGCTCACCGTCGTAGTCGCGCTCATAAGCAGCAACTTCGTCGCGAGCGGCTGCGCCGTGATCTTCGGCGGGGTGTCCGTGCTCGTCGCGGGGATCATTACTGCCGCGCGCTACGCCTAGTGGCCGACAAGTACGACTGGCGATGGGAGAACAGCGTCTCCCACACCAAGGAGAGGGTGGAGGCGGAGGGGCACCGGTACGTCCCGTTCAGGACCAACCGGTACCTCTCCAGGTTCATCGACTCGCTGAGCGCTGCTCAGGACATGAACCTCAACCCGCACCTCGACCCCGAGCTCCAGTACGACTACCTATTCTACTCGGTGCGGAAGCGCAGGCGTTTCGCGAGGGGCGCCAGGCCGGTCGCGGACGACAGGGTCGCGCTGGTCGCCGAGAGGTACGGGTGCAGCGAGGCCAGGGCCAGGGAGTACCTGGCGGTCCTGACCGAGGAGGAGGCGGAGGCGCTACGGTTAAATAAGGGAGGGTAAGCTAATAAGAAGAGGACGGCTAGCGTCTCATGGAGGACATATTCAGGGGGCTGGGGGTGGAGGTGACGCTGGCGCTGAGGGAGGACTTCCTCAAGGTAAAGGAGACCCTCACCAGGATCGGCGTGGCATCCAAGAGGGAGAACACGCTCTACCAGTCCTGTCACATCCTGCACAAGCGCGACAGGTACAGCATCATGCACTTCAAGGAGCTGTTCGTGATGGACGGCAAGGAAGCGACGCTGACTGAGGACGACGTGGGACGCAGGAACACGATCGTCAGGCTGCTGTCGGAGTGGAAGCTCGTCAGGATCATCGACCCGGACCGGTGCGCGAGCCCGTTCGCGGGGATGCAGCACATCAAGGTCATCCCGTACGCCGAGAAGGGGGACTGGCTCCTGGTCCCGAAGTACCAGATAGGGGTCAAGAGGTAAACTTTTTGATTGACTTCGGTCACACCGTGGTTTATAATGATCATACTGGAGGTCGACCGTCTTGGTGAGTCTGTTCGGCTGGAAGCTAGACAGGGTCAAGAGGCAGCCGGACTCCGAGCTGCTCGCTCTGATCGCGAGGCTGCTGTTCCCCACGATGGAGCCGAACAGGACTCCGGACGGGACCAGGTTCCTGATCGACCGGTCGGTCGACTCGAACCTCGAGGCGGTCCTCGCCGACGTGAGGGCCGGACACACCGACCTGAGGACGCAGTCGACGATCGGCGACGTCCTCGAGCGGCTCACCATGGTCAGGGCGTCGATGGGTTTGTACTCGGAGTTTGAGCTGGGGAAGTACTCGTACGTGGCCGTAGCGACGGCGCGCGAGGCTGACCCAGACGTAGAGGCCCGGGAGACCGGGCTCTAGGAATCCTCGTCGAGAGGGCGCGCCACACGCGCTCGACGAGCTGGGCCCGCGGCTGGTTTCCTCCTTTCTCGCCGCGGGCCAAACTTTTTAGAGGACGCAGATGGAAGACGGCGCGAAGACCTGGCTGGAGCACGCGTTCTTCAGAATGATGCGCGTCTCGGGCTGGACGTTCCTGCTCGCGCTGGGCTTCCAGCTGCTGGGCACCGGCGGCGTCGGCGACAGGGCCTACGACGCCCTCCTGATCTCGTTCGTCCTCTGGGTCGTGACGTACGTGCTGGCGAGGATGGGCTGGTGACGTGCACGGTCGGTAAAAAAATAGTTGACTCCGGTTAACCCGTGTGATACTGTGGTCAAATGATGAAAACATCAGGGAGTAGAACATTGGTCAAGAAGCAACGAGTCCTCGAGGCCCTCAAGAAGGGACCGAGGACCGCCAGGCAGATCGAGCACAACTTCAAGCTCGCGAGCGCCTCGGCGACCGTCGCGTCCCTCCGCAGGGACGGCTTTAGGATCGACAACGTGCCGTACGGCACGGTCAACAAGTACGTCTACCGCGGCGACGCGCGGGCGTAAAAAACAGGCAAACGCGGTCGTGGTGGCTGCATAGTCTGATATATAGTCCACCACGATGCTGTTTGACAATCGAATAGGCGAGAGACGATCTAGCGGTCGTCTCTTCGAGGTATGCGGGAGAGCTCGGCTGAGCTTCCTTCCACTGGACTTTCGCGTGTCTCGAAGAAACGATCGCACGGGGGCCGCTCAGGGTAAGCTGTAGTGCCTTGCAAGCACGGCGAGGTGGGTTCGAGTCCCACGACCTCCACCAACACAGGGTCCCTAGCTCAATGGGTAGAGCGCGCGACTTTTAATCCTGAGGTTCCGGGTTCGAGCCCCGGGGGACCCACCAGACACGCCGGGGCCGTGTGACATGCGGTTCGTTCCGACCGGGGAAGATAGGCTCTAACGAGCTAGTGGAACTCCATTCTAGAGTAGCGACGATGGGCGTGCCGAGCAGCCATCATGGGGGGGTTTGATCACCCCTCGGCGGCGCGTTTGGCCAGTTCAATGGGAACGGTAGGGCTTTCGGGTGACGCCTTCGTGCTATATCCCTAGCTCCTGAGGTAATGTCTCGCGAGCATGCTCCTCGATCCGGTTCGATCCCGGGCGCCACGCTCGGCACACCCATCGTCGCTCTGGGTACGTAGCTCAATAGGTAGAGCAGGGGACTCTTAATCCTCAGGTTGTGGGTTCGATCCCCTCCGTACTCGCCAACAACATCGGAGCCAGTCATGAACCGCAACACGTGGGAGTTCCACCGTTCCGCCGAGGAGGTGTACCAGGGCGCCAGCAACAAGCACGACCACCACGTCGGCAGGCTGGCCTGGTGGGAGGACAAGAAGAAGGAGGTCGTGGCTAAGATCAGGGCCGAGGGCATCGAGATAGACGAGAGCCTGGCGGATCAGATCTCAAACAGCTACAACCGCGGCGCTACCGTCATGATCAGGGTCGACCTCCAACAGGACCTGCAGGAGTGCGTCGGCAAGATCAAGGAGCACCGCGCCAGGGCGGCGGAGTACGCCGGGTGGATGGAGGTGCTGAAGCGCCAGGGGACGCACCAGTACGCGCTCCACCACGACGACTGGCTGTACTTCTTCGGCAACAAGAGTTAGACGTACTGTCGCTTGGCTCAGTGGTAGAGCACCTCTTTGACATAGAGGGGGTCGGTGGTTCAATTCCATCAGCGACAACCATCTTTTATTCCGGTGTAACTCAGTGGTAGAGTGCCTCGCTGTTAACGAGGAGGTCATTGGTTCGAATCCAGTCTCCGGAGCCATTTTCGAATAAGGGGGTCGACAAGCAAGGCTGCTGATCGAGACTGTAAATCTTGTGCTTATAGCGCGCTCGGTTCGATTCCGAGGGCCCCCACCACCGAACGAGGTTGACATGAGAGTGCTAGAGGGAAAGCAGCGACCCGCGTGGTCCATGGACTTCATGACCATAGTGGAGCTGGACGACAAGCGCCTCTGCGGCATTCGTCCGGCAAAAGGCCAGTACTTCGAGCTCCTGCTCGGCGCCAGGGAGGACGGGGCGGACGACGCCTACCGCTACACCAACCCCTTCGACGCAGTTGACGGGCTGGCGAGCGCCGCGAGCGGCAAGCCCGTCAACGACGGCTGGGTGCACCACCCCCAGTCGGGGCGACGCAGGGATCCGGAAACGAGGTTCGAGTGGGTCGAGCCATAAGCGGGGTTCGTATAGGGGCCTAGTACGCCGGGTTCTCAGCCCGGAAACACGGATTCGATTTCCGTAC